TATTTAAGAGGAAATTTTGGCATTGGAAATCAAAATCCTTCTAATAAATTAACAGTTAGCGTTATTAGTGGTACTGCACAAGATGCAATAAATTGGAGTGATGGAAGCAGAAATGGTTATTTATACATAGACGGTGGCGGTGTTGGTATTTTTTCGGGTGCTATCGCAACAAATCAAGGAATATACTTTAATAATTCGGCAAGCTATATTGATTTTTTTACAAGTAGTTCCACAAGAGCAACAATTACAAGCGCTGGTCTATTTGGAATCGGCACAAACGCGCCTGGTGCTAATCTTGTTGTACAAAACACATCAGGAACAGCTATTCCTTCTCTAGGTTCACAAGGTGGTCATTTTCAATTACAAAATGGAACTTATGGTTTATTAGCAGGGGTAGCTACTTCTGGTAATGGATGGTTTCAAGTTCAAAGAACTGATGGTATCGCTACTGCATATAATTTATTATTACAACCTAGCGGCGGAAATGTCCTAATTGGTACAACGACTGACTTGGGGCAAAAGTTACAAGTCAATGGAGTTATTTACGCTGCAACTGGTTTAAATATAAATACAACAAGTACAGACAGTGCGCAATTAAAAGTCAATGGAAGTATTGGAGTTAATGACTACAATCAAAATACTTATTTATATGTAACTGGTGGAGTTGCTGGACAAAGAGTATCGGCTTTTGTTGGTACTTATGCGGCAAGTAGTAGTGTTACTCTTGCCACTTTTTCAAGAGTTGGGGGTGCGGTTAGTGCTGATATAAAATATGATGATAGTTTATCGCCATTAGGAATAAGTTATGGTACAACTACAAATCACGCTTTATATTTTTTTACTAATAACACAACTGCATTATTGATAAAAAATGATCAAACTGCTGAATTTACACAATCAATAAAAACCGCCGCGCCAACAACTGGAACCGCCGCCGCATGGAAATTAGGTCAAAGAGTAGCCGCCGCAGTTGTACTTGATGCAACACAATATATTGAAGTAGAAGTTGGTGGAACATTTTACAAATTAGCAATAGTAACTTAATATGGGATATTCAATTCAACCAGTCCAGATTTGGACTAACGGACAAGCAAGCCAAGGAAATTTCATTGATGCATCAATTGTTAATGACAATTTGAGCAATTACGCACAATTTTATTGGGTAATAAGCAATGTTACTACTGACCAGGATGGTAACGAAACAAAACAAACACTGGCCCAGGGTAACACAACAATAAGTGGTGCCGATTACACCACATGGGGTGAAAGCCAGGACATTAATTTGGCCGCTTATCAATACATTTGTATTCAATTAAACTTAACCTTAATACCTTAATCATGGACAAATTAACGGAACTAAAAGCGCAAGCATACGACTTACTGGCAAACATTGAATGGTTACAAGCAAAACTACGCGAATGTAACCAGGCAATTGCCGAGGAAACAAAAAAGAAAAGTGATGGACAATCAGTTGTTGACAATAATAATTAGTGCCATTTTCAGTGCCGGCGCAACATGGGGTGTACTTAACCACCGTGTAAAGGCCCTGGAAAAGTCAATGGAAAAGCATGATGAACATGGTGACCGCCTTACCAGGTTGGAAACCAAGTTGGATATTATTGTTGCCCACTTAATGGACAAAGAATGAAAACACAATTGGTAAGAATTGCCGATGTTATTTTTTTTGGCCCTTTTATGTTATATGCCGCATCCCGGCCAAAACTGAATAAAAGCCAAAAATTAATTCTTACAACAATTGGTGTTGGCACGATCGTGTACAATGCAATAAATTATTTAAAATATGAAACTAAAAAAACCGCGTAACTGGAAAACAACGTTTTTCGGCTTTACAACAATATTAAGTGGCATTGCCCTTATTTTAAAAGGTCATACCATTGAAGGACTTACCGCAATTACCAGTGGCCTGGGCCTTGGTGTTGCAAAGGATTTTGACAAAACCGGCCTTTAATGAATGCGAAAAGCAAAAAACTATATTATTACACTGGCCATTGTTGGCCTTTTGCTAATTAGTAGAAAAGTGAGTGCAACAAAGATTATTGCCCAATTTGAAGGATTAAGATTGCGAGCATACCAGGACACTGGTAATATTTGGACAATTGGTTATGGCACAACAATTAATCCCGAAACCGGATTGCCAATAAAAAAGGGTGATGTAATTACAAAAGAAAAGGCACTTGCCTGGTTGCGCCTTAATACGGCGGCCCTGGAAACACAAATTAAAAAAATGGTAAAGGTGCCTATTAATGCAAACCAACTTACGGCCCTTACTTCACTGGCTTACAATATTGGCATGGGTGCATTTTCCAGGTCAACACTTTTGCGCTTATTAAATAACGGAACTGAAAAAAACCTGGTTGCCGCACAATTTATTCGTTGGAATAAGGTAAAAGGCAAAGAAGTTCCAGGACTTACCAACCGCCGAAAATTAGAGGCCGAACTTTTCCTTTCATAAAATACTGATTTTTACTACTTTTTAAATAATGCCCAGTCACGGCATTATTTTTTTTTGTTTATATGATAAAAAGTAATATAAATTCGTATTGACAAACGATTATTAACCCAAAATTGGAACCATGCAAAAAGACCTACTTAACCAGGTCGGCCCTTACCTGGCCGAACTGAATGGAAAAATCAACACATTACAATTCCTGGGAAAACATTTATCCGGTACCCAGGTTGAATTTTTTGTCACCTTTCCGGATGGTGACAAAGTTATTATTGACCAAAGGTTAATTCCTTTTAATTTACAAATGGAATTACGCACTTTGATTGATGATAGCATTGATGAATATCAAAGAATTGCCAAACACTTAACCGAGGTACACAATGCGTGACAAGATTAAGTTTATTGGTGAAATGCTATTTTTTTTCTTTGTAGCAACACCGCTTTGCTTTACACTTTTATTCATTATTGAAATTGCCTTTTTACCACAAACAATCAAAAATTTATTACAATGCACAAAACTTACGATGTTCCGGCTTTTCCGCCGCAAATAGTTCAAGACAACCTTGGCCGTGTACTGGCACCAATTCCAGGCATGACAAAACGCGAATATTTTGCAATAACACTTTTGCCTTATTTCCTGGAAACCAAAAAGGATTATGCAAAAGAGGGTAAAAAGTTAAACCCTTACCAGGCCAGTGTTACGGCGGCTGAATTATTAATTGATGAACTTAATAAAACCAACCAAGATGAAAACACTTTACAAATTGTGGAATAGTCCAAAATTTTGGCTTTTTGTAATTGTATTTTTTATGTTGTGGCTTTCCAGTTACTGGAATTATTAAACGTATGACAAGCGACCAGGAATTAACCGAAATACTCAAAGTTCGGAAGTATAATCCTTTGCTAAAACCAAAGGCCGAACAAGTGGTATTAACAATTGCCGGTAAGGTAGTTGGTTGCCTGGAAAATTATTGCGTGATAAGTGGATTGCCAAAGGCATCCAAGTCAACTTATGCCGCCGCAATGATTAGTTCCGCACTGGTTCCGCCGTTTCAGTCAATATTTGGAATAAAGATGCAAACACCAAAAGACCGCAACCGCATTGCCTATTTTGACACCGAGAGTTCACAATATGATTTTTACCGGCAAATGGAACGAATAAAAAACTTTGCTGATAAAAATAGCATTCCCGATTTCCTGGATGCCTTTTCTTTTCGTGAGGACATGCCCAAGCGCATCCGGGCCATGATTGAACTATATTTGTCAAATCATCCGGATTGTTCCGTTATTATTGTGGATGGACTTTTGGACTTGTGTTTGAATTACAATGATGAAACGGAAACCAGGTTACTTACAAACTGGTTCAAAAGAATTACCAAGCAATACAATATTTTAATGATTGGTGTACTTCACTTGGGTAAAGGCCACGGCGAAACCCTTGGCCATTTAGGTTCCAACACTGACCGTTGGGCGCAAAGTACCATGATCGTGGAACGGAACCGGGAAACCAAACAATTTATATTAAAACCAAAATATTTGCGAAGTAGTGATGATTTTGAACCAATAGCCATTATGAATTTTGATGGCCAGTGGAACCAGGTACCAATTATTGAAACGGACACAATTACAATACCCAAAAAAGTAAAAAAATGAAAGACAAAATAAAAAGTATTCATTTTGTGAACGGTAAAAAAATTATTGTATTACACGAAAGGGAACAAAATTTTAAACCTAAAAAAAAGATTAAAGCAAAAAAATACTTTACCAAAGTAAAAAAATTTTAAACCTGGGAACGGAGGTATCCGAACAACAATAGTTATGGATAACAAAAAAAATGGCGGTGCAATTTTCCGCCAAAAAAAAGAAAAACCAACTTCACCCGATTACACCGGTGACCTTGAATTAGATGGCATCAAATGGCGGTTGTCATGTTGGATTAATAAAAGCAAAGCCGGGTATAATTATTTGAGAATTTTAGCAACAAAGTACACCGATGGTGGTGGTGTTCAATCAATGTATCAAGGTGCGGCAAATTACCAGGATGATATTAACCAGGTAAAAGAGGCGGCAATAAACAACAACCCGGAAACGTATGATTTGCCATTCTAAAAAAAAGGCCGGTTCAACCCGAAGGGAACCGGCCGGACAAACGACTTCGGAACCAACCGCAAGTCACTTGCATTCACTGTAAAAATATAGCAAATGCCTAAAATAATCAAAACGGCAATAGTTTTTTTTGGGCCAAAAGGCCCACGGCCCAGGAAGTACCGAAACATTACCAACCTGGTTAAATTTGGCGAATTTTGTGCCAACCTTGGTGCCTGGTACATAAATTGGTACGATGCAAAAAGTGGCGAATTTGACCGCCGCACATGGCTTAAAAGCGATTTTGAGAAAAAGTAGTATATTTGGTTTCTCATAAGCAAGCATAAGTTGGTTTCACAAGGATTGTTCGGCCTGGTTTTCTAACCGGGCCTTTTTTATGCCCGGCCCGGATATATGCACCATGCTTTTTAATTAAATAAAGGTGAATGCAAGTGATGTGAATAAAAAACTTGGTAAAAACTTGATTTATTCACAAATTTTTTGTAACTTTGTTTCCGTTGTGCAAGCCCCACAAAGGCATGCACACGGAAACAAAAAATGTGAATGTGAATAATTGTGAAAAGGTAAATTTTTTTATTTGCGAATGTTTTTTGTAATTTAGAACTGACAAACGATTAAGAACATAAAGCCGCATTCAATTTCCGAATGCGAAACATATTGTGGTTGGTAGGTGGTGCCGCCGCCTTATATTTTTTATCAAGGTTTTCATTTGGCCAAAAGGCAAATTTTGTACTTCGCGGATTGCGACCAGGTGGCACCCTTTTCGCGCCAGTTATCAATGTAGATTTTGCGGTTCAAAACCCAACTAATCAAAAAGTCACAATTAAAAGTGTAACCGGTAGTGTGTCGGTGAATGGTGAATATTTGGCCAATGTTAGTGCATTTGGTGACCAAGTAATTCAACCAAACAGTGAAAGCATGTTGCGTTTGAGTGCAAGACCATCAGCAACCGGAGTTTTCAATTCAATTCGTGAATTGTTAACAACACCGGTGGGCCAGGTGAATGCAAGTTTTACCGGTTCCGCGAATGTTGATGGCCTGGTTGTTCCAATTTCGGAAACAAAAGTTATTTGAGGATGGATGCAACAACAATAATGGGCCGGTTGGAACCATTTAAAAACAAGCAACAAATGATTGTTGCCGACCAGTCAACCGGTGATATTATTGAGGCAATAACCGAGGCACATAAAATTCATGCGCCGGAGTATAGCCAAATAAGTTCTTTTTTTAAGGCACCGACCAAAAGAGAAACGGCAAAACGCATTTTCAATTTTTTGAAAAAGAATGTGAAATATGTGATTGAACCAGGCAACCGACAAACTGTAAAAAGTCCGGCGGCCATCCTGGCAACTGGCCACGGTGATTGCAAACACTATTCATTGTTTGCCGGTGGTATTTTGCAAAATTTGGGCATTCCATTTGCTTACCGTTTTTCCAGTTACCGAATGTTTGACAAGCAACCACAACATGTGTTTGTTGTTGTTAATCCTGGTACCAGTAATGAAATTTGGATTGATCCCGTGCTAAAAGAATTTGACTATAAAAAACCCTACAATTACTCAATAGATAAAAAAAATATGGCCCTTTATTCAATATCCGGAGTTGGCGCAACCAAGGAACAAAAAACGCGACTGAAACAAGCCAAGGCCGTCAAAAAAGCGGCACCGACAAAGGTGGAAAAGAAAGCCGCTAAACAAGAAGTGAAAGCGGCACGCGTGGCGGCAGGCCGAACAGTTAAGCAAACATTAAAGAAAGGTGCAAAGGTTGTTTTAAAAGTAGCCGCCGCACCGGTTCGCAATGCATTTTTGGCCCTGGTTGCGCTGAATTTTGGCGGCCTGGCAAATAAACTTCAAAAAGGTTGGCAAAAGGCACCAACTAAAATTGAACATTTTTGGGAAGGTGCCGGCGGAAAAATGCAAGCATTAAAAAATGCATTTGATAAAGGAAGTAAGAAAAAAAGAATTTTTGGCAATGACACAATTGGTGCCGCACCGGTAGCCGCAACCGCCGCTGCCGCCGCACCATTACTTGTGAAGGTTAGTGATATTTTAAAAAGCATTGGCATTGAACCGGCGGAATTGGTACAACTGGGAAAAGATGCATTGAACCAAAAGGCCCAGGAGTTGGCAAAAAAGGCCCTGGAACCCAAGGCCGCAAAAGAGGCCGAAAATATTGACATTGCCGACCAGGTATTTCAAGAAAGCGCACCGGTAACAACCACAACCGGCAAACCAAATTTTTTACCCTTAATACTTGGTGGCGCGGCCATCGTGTATTTTGTAACAAAAAAATAAAATGACCGCAAAACAAAGACAAGCCAGGGCAAAGTTTAAGGCCGCAATTAAAGAGGCCGGCAAACTTCGTAAGAAAAACCCAGGATTAACACAAGCCGAGGCCGTGAAACAAGCATGGGCCATCTTATATTCAAAAGAAAGAAAAGGTAAAAAAATTGGTTATTCAAAAGAACGCGAAAAATTACATAAGAACGCAACCGCCTGGCTTAAAAAAAGGAAAAAGGTTGATGAGGATAAAACAAAAAAGGAACGCGTTAGCATGGCTTATCAACGCGCACCATTTGGCCGGCCAGGAGTTGGAGCAATAAAAAAGAAAAGTGCAACAAAAGTGAAAGCCAAAAAAGGCAAGTCAACTGAAATGCACACGGACACAAAAAGCCACAATGTGAATATTCGTGTAATTAGTGGTTTTTCCGGTAATATATATTCAGTAAGGGATAACATTGAAAAAGATATTAAAAATTATAATTATTCAATTGAAAGAATTAAAAGTTCTTTGCCATCAATGACAATTGGTGAAAAGAAAAGAGCAAAAGCAATAATTAAAAGTTTTAAAAGTATTATTTCAAAATTGAAAATTCAATTGCGTGAACAAAATGCGTTGATTAAAATGACTTTGAAATAATGTATAAAATATTGCCTTACACCAAAAGAAAAGCCAGGCAACTGAATGTGATTGTTCGGCCCAGTACCAGGAAAGGCAAAAAACTTGATGTTTATGACAGAAAAGGAAACTATTTGACAAGTATAGGTGCCAGGGGTTACCTGGATTATCCGACATATTTAAAAATGTTTGGTTCCCAGGTTGCCAACAAACGGCGAAGGTTGTATAAAATCAGGCATGCGAAAGATAGGATTGTTCGCAATTCGCCTGGATGGTATGCAAACAACTTGTTGTGGTAAACGGATGTATTAACTTGAAATAAAAAAAAACAGATGGCAAGAAAAAGAAAAAGTGCGCGCCGCCGTAGAAGTGGCCGCCGAATGGGTGCGGTAGGAAAAGCAAATTTCACCGCCGCCCTTGGAATTATCGCCGGTGCCGTAATTGGCAAGAAAGTGGCGGCAATGCTCCCAATTGGTGATGACCGTATTAAAAATGCGGCGGTAACCGCGATTGGTTTTGTATTCCCCACGATCGTGAAAGGTGACATTGGAAAATCATTGGGCAATGGAATGATTGCCGCTGGTGGTGCCGGATTAGTTGGAAACCTGGTACCAGCATTGGCCGGTGTTGACACAATGGAATTCCCGGTTACCGTTGGTGAAATTCCCGATGGCATTTCAGTTATTTCCGGTGATAACGATGTTATGGCCGGTGATGATTTGAGTGTGTTGGCCGGTATGGATGAAGATGGTGAGGACTATTAATTGTATGACACTTGCATTCACCTTTATTTAAAATAAAAAAGCCGGGGACAGGGCAACGAACTGAACAACAAAAATTATGGCATCAACAGTAGGTAGCCGCCTGGCCTTTGAAAAGGCAAAAGAGGGTATTCAGCGCGCCGGTTTTTCCCTTGGACAAGCCGTGCTTTCACAAAGTTATTTGCGCCTGGAAGTTTCCCTTTCCACAAGCATTACAAATTATCAATTTCCAGTGCTTACGAATGATGTAAGTTCAAGCAACACAACTTCATTCAACACTGAACAAAGATTGAATTTGCAAGATGCATTTTATGTAAGCCAAATTGGACTTTTCTTTGGTGTACCCAGTTCATCAACTGCAACCAATTTCCAATTGGCAACATATCCGAACACAACTATTTTCAGTGCTTCAAACACTGCAACAAGTTTGTTCAACTGGTATAACAGTTCACTTTCTTTGACTGTTAACAACCGCCAAATTGTACCCGCTTACGATTTGTACCGCCACTATTCAGTACCGCAACAACAAACAACCGCGAATGCTGATTATTCAACTTCCGGTATTTCTTACCGCGACCAACAAGATGGTGGAACAAGTGCATTTTATCCAATTGAACCAGGTTGGGTACTTGTAGGTTCCAAACAAAATACGTTGCAAGTTCAATTGCCAACTGCAATGGCCGCCGTTGAAACAAACAGCCGTGCCATTCTTATTTTGCGCGGTCACCTTGCACAAAACGTTACCCCAGTTCGTTAATACTTGGGAAAAAAACAAAGGGCCGGTTAATGGCCGGCCCTTATTTTTAAAAAAGTAAATTTTATCAAAATGGCATTTAAAGCCGCTAAATACGAACTGGTTGAATTACTGGTTCCTGGTGTTGCCGTAACTGGCCAAACAAACACACAATGGAGTTTTCCCGATTTGCCAAAACTTCGTTACACTTCATTACTTGCAATGGAAACATTCGGTGTTGATACAGTTACCGCAAGTCCAAACAATGTTGCCGCACCAACCGCCGCAATATTGCAAAAAAGTTATTTGGTGTTGTATGCAAATGAAAGACAAGATTTGTACCGCATTCCCCTGATTAGTTTAGTTCGTACCCAAGCAACTACCGGCGCAAGTACACCATTTGTTCGTGCATTGTATGAATTTCAAGGTCAAAAAGTAACCTATGATAAATCATATGTTCAAATTGCAAGCGCACCGGCAAATACAACAAACTTTTCATTCATTTTTGGTGTTTATTACGTTTAATCAATCAACATGGCCGCCGTACCTACATTAAGGAGTGTTCAACAAGTAATGAACTGGTATAATGACCAGGAACAAGCCGCATGGGAACTTTGCCGCTTTCAACCGGCATTAAAATACCGCCAAGGTATGTACCATGGAAAAAGTAAGGAAGAAGGTGCCGAAAGATTGGCAATTGCATTAAGTATTATTCCCCAGGATGATTTTGAAAACTATCATTTAACGGTTGGAAACATAAAAGGTGCCAAGGAAAAGAAGTTGGAAGATACCGTTGGAATGTACTTTATTGTAAACGAAAAGCCGGCCCACATGATGGGCATGATGCCGGGCCAATATGTTGCAAGAAATGACCGTGATACCGAAATTTTGAATGAATTAAGGGCCATTCGTGCCGAAAGGTTAGCCGAACTGGAAGAAGATGAAGAAGAAGAACAACCGGCAACACCATCAAGCATTTTGGCCGGAATGTTACAACAACCACAAGTGCAACAAATGTTAATTGGAATTTTGGGCAATTTAGCCGGAAACTTTATGAAACCGAAAGTACAACACATAAGCGGTACACATACCGCCGAAGATTTGCAACAAGTAATTGAAACACTATTTGCAAAAGGTGTAACACCGGATGACCTTGTTAAACTTTCCGAAATGCCTGAAAGCCAAATTTCATTTTTGTTATCAATGCTTCGTAAATAATGGCAAAAGGAATTAAAATATCAACAACTGATGTTTTGTTAATCGGTGGCGGCTTACTGGCATTCACGGCCATAAAGCGGTTATTGATTGCCGGTGGTATTGCCGCCGGCCCAGGCACGAAAAGTGCAAGCCAGGAAATTACAAACCCAATTAGTTATTGGAAACCGGCATATTACAAACGGTATGGCGGAACATTAATTACCAGGGCAACGGCTGAAAACTATGCACGGAAAATTCACAATGCATTTGGGATATTCCAGGATGATTTCAACATGATCGTGGGAGTTTTCTCACAACTGAAAGCCAAAACGCAAGTAAGTTTTTTATCCGATGTGTTCACGCAAATGTATGGTGAAGATTTGCTGACATTTTTAACAAACGGCGGTGGTATATTGCCTTGGGATGGATTAAGTGACAAGCAACTTGAAACATTGCTTGGATATACAAATAAATTAAAAAACAAGTGATGAAAAAAAGTTATTTACCAATATTACTAATTGGCGGTGCATTGGCATTTATGTATTTCCGCCGCCGGCCAAGAGTAACGGTAACGGCTGACATGCCGATTAGACAAACCGCCGAAGAATTTGAAGGTGAATTTGCACAAACCGTTAAACCTGGGCCATCCTTATTGGACAAGGCAACCGATGTTGTAAAAAACATATTTGGAAAGGATGCACGGCAAAAAGCGGCCAGGCAAGCGCAAAGAACGGCGGTAAAGAGAGCAACACAAAAAGGAATAAGCAAAAAGAAAGCCAAGGCCGTTACAAAACAATTAGCAACATTTTCATTCCCCAGGATTGGCGGTGATGAAGTAATGTTTTAAAAATAAGTTATGAAAAGAAATTGGATATACATTGCCGCCGGATTGTACATTGTTTGGTTTCTTATGCGTAAGAAAAAGACCGGCCCAAATGCACCCAGTGTTCAAAATGCATCCAGTACGGCCAGGCAAATGGTGGCTGATGTAGTTGACCAAACAACATTTTTACCCGATACAACAACCGATGCGGACAGATACGCAAAGGATAAAAGCGAATGCAAATGACTTGCCGAAAGTACATAACTGAAACAAAAATTTTCACCAGTAGTTCACAAACTGATACAAATTGTAACAGTGTGATTTTTGTAAATACTGGCACAAGTAATGTTACAATTGATGGTTTTACACTGACACCAAACCAGTCCTGGAATATTACCGGGAATCAGGATGAAATATTGGTAAAAGTGTATTCATTTAATTTTAGCGGTACCGGAACCAACCAATTAACCGCATTATTCAAACGTTACACTAATTAATAATGTTTGTTGACTTTAATATATTAAACCAACTTGGTTCACCCAGTATTAACAGTAATACATTTGCTAACCGGCCCAGTGCCGGACAAGTGGGCCGACTCTTTGTTAGTACCGATACTTTTGAAATCTACCGGGATAATGGCACCGGATGGGATTTGATTGGTGGGCCTGGTTCATCAACCGTTACCGGTAGTGGTGCCGCCGGCCAAGTTACATACTGGACTGGCACCAATAGTGTTGGCGGTGAAAACAACTTATGGTGGGATGCGGCCAACAATCATTTGGGCATTAATACAAGTACACCAGGTGTGGCACTTGATGTTCATAGTGCCGCCGATGTTGGTGTGCAATTGAATGGTACCGGTGCAACACCATCCATTTTGCAAGCATTTTTAAGTGCCGGTGTTTCTCAATATCAAATTGGATATAATTGGAACAGTGATATTAATTACCGCCGTTTTTCAATTTATGATAGTCAAGGTTCAAAAGAAGTAATTTCAATTGACCAACAAAGCCGTTATGTTGGAATTAATTATCAATATAGTTCACTAACTGACCAACCGGCTTACACACTTGATGTAAGCGGTTCGGGTAGGTTTACAGATAGTGCAATATTTAATACAGTAAGTGGAAGTTCACTATTTGGAACAACAACCGATTTCACTACAATTACACAAGGTGGAACAATAAAAATTAATGGTTTTGGAATTTATCCATTTACCCAAAATGATTTAGTTACCAATACCACTGAATTTACCGGTGCAATTTTACAAAACTCAACCGCTTTTTCTGGTACAAATGGCGCATCCGGACAGGCTTATACAAGCATTTATTCAGCACCATTACTTTCAAATAATTCCAGTGGTGGAACAAATGCAAATACTGTAACTGGAATTTTTATTACACCGACATTTTCGGCAACTTCTGGAACGGCACCAAATAATATTAATGGTATTGTTTCAAACTGTTACCGTATTACTTCAACTGACACAAGTACCGGAAGTGGAAATGTTGTTGGAATGCGTGTTAATGTTAGAACCGCACCCCCAGTACCAAGCACGATTGTGAATAGCAATTTGGGGGCAATTTTGGCAACCGCAATTCACAATAGTGGTACCAGTTCACAAGTTTATTCCTTACGTTCACAATTAACGGCGGGATCAAGTGGCGCAAATACAAGCACCGTTTCAACATATATGGGCCATTTACGATGCGATGCGTATAATGTCGGCGCGGCAAGTGGAAATTCCGCTACTGTTCCAACTGGTTTTGGTGTTTGGTTAAGTGGCCCAAATGTATTAGCAACTGGAACTTTAACAACTTATTATGCACTTTATCAAGGTGCTGCAAATGTTACCGGAACGTTGACAAATCGTTGGGGAATTTATATTGATGATACAAGCGCAAAAAACTATTTTGGCGGTAATACTTTAATTGGTACTACAACTGACGCGGGGCAAAAGTTACAAGTTAGCGGAACCGCTTACATTACTGGTAATTTAGGTGTTGGAACAAGTGATACTTCTACTTACCGTATTAATGTTAATAACACAATGAACGTTAATGGAAGTACATTTTTAGCAAGTGGTACAGGCGGTGTTGTTATTGGCGATACCACAACGCCAATTGGAACACTTGATATTAGAGCAACGATGCCAGTAGTTTATTTTTATCCAAAAAATTCAATTACAAGTGGTGACCGTGGTACTTTAGCATGGTTAAATTCAATTGGCAACGGTTGTGCAACGATTAAGGGAGTGGCGCAAAGTAGTGATGTGCAAGCAACAAATATTGAATTTTTAACAAGAGATACAACAGGTTTTCAGGTTGAAAGATTAAGAATTAAAAGCACTGGACAAACAAGATTTGAACCATTAGCCGCCGATCCCGGTGGCGCACAAAGTGGTGATGTTTACTACAATAGTAGTACAAACAAACTTCGTTTATATGATGGAACAAGTTGGGTTGATTTAAATTAAAAATATGGGATACGAAATACAACCAGTCCAAATTTGGACTAACGGACAAGCAAACCAGGGTAATTACATTGATGCATCAATAGTCAATGATAATTTAAGTAATTACGCACAATTTTATTGGGTAATAAGTAATGTTGTTACCGATAGTGAAGGCAACGAAACAAAACAAACACTGGCCCAAGGTAACACAACAATAAGCGGCAATGATTATGTTGTGTGGGGTGAAAGCCAGGACATTAATTTGGCCGCTTATCAATATATTTGTAGTCAATTAAACTTAACCTTAATACCTTAATCATGGACAAATTAACGGAACTAAAAGCGCAAGCATACGATTTATTGGCAAACATTGAATGGTTGCAAGCAAAACTTCGCGAATGTAACCAGGCAATTGCCGAGGAAACAAAAAAGAAAAGTGATGGACAACCAGTTGTTGACAATAATAATTAGTGCCATTTTCAGTGCCGGCGCAACATGGGGTGTACTTAACCACCGTGTAAAGGC